CCATATTTGGGTGATAAGCTAAGAAATGGAAATCGAACATAAACTGAATGAATCATGCCTATTAATTTCCCTTTTTCATCAAAAAGAGGAGAGCCAGAGGAACCACCGACTGCAGGAACTGAATAGATAGCTTTCTCTTCCGTTACTCCATTATAGTAGCCGTTGAGAATAGGTACCATCTCTTCACTGAATATTCCAATTGGCGCCGCTAAATTATATACTCTATCACCCGGTACCGGGGGGTTATCAGAAAATTCTACCGGTGCTCTAAAAAGTCCGTAGGAATAAAGCATACAAATATCAGTTTCAGAATCATAGTTTAATACCATAGCAGAATATTTATCTTTATCAATATCAATTAATTTAAATTGCTTTTTTGAGTAATCAACACCCGGATGAGTTCTTACATATGATTTTATCTCTTCATCATCACACACATGAGCTGCTGTTACGACATAAGAGCCTTCATCGTCATAAGCAACAATAAAGCCTGAGGCTACTGAGCCCATTTCTCTTTCCTCACATTGTGTTAACTTGGTTATATTTGTGTCACAAACAGTTAATTTAATTGTTTTTCTTACTTTTACGAATGAGTCTCGTGGCAAAATCTCGTTTAATGAGTACTCTTTGTTTGAAAAAGGAGAATCCTTGCAACAATGTAAAACACAGGAGGACAACAAAATGGATGCAATTATTAAACATGGCTTCATAAACTTATTGAACATTTTAAACTAGTCCTGTATGGTAAATAGACGATTTCCTGCGAAAAAGGGCCAAAAGAAGCATATAAGGCTATATACGTATTATAACTTAATGAGGAGAATCCCAGTTTCATGAATAAAAACAATGTTTTAGTTCGAACTATTATTATGGTTGCCATATTTATTAGTCTTATCACACTTTCATTATGTACACTTACCAATTGTACAGCTGTGGTCCAGAACAAAGAAGTATCACAATTACCGTCTGTGGAGACTGAAGAGCCAGCGATTACTGATGATTTGTCATTTTTTTCCGATAGCCAGTTGACCGCTAAAAAAAATGAAGAGATTAAAGATTCTAACATCATTTATACGATGCAAGTGGTATTGTATGATGAAAAAGGTAAGATAAAAGAACAGCTGACCTTAAAACCATCAAGTAAGTGACAAATTGATTGTACTTATCTATTTATTATGAAGATTTTAAGATAGGTTAAAATATGGCGAAAAAGACTTATGTGTTAGACACAAACGTTTATTTAACAGATGCTAACTCAATCACTTCATTTGGCAACAATGATATCCTGATACCTTTTAAAGTGCTTGAAGAAATAGACAAACATAAAAAAAGACAAGATAGCGTTGGTCTAAACGCAAGAAGAATTATAAGAATTCTAGACGAATTAAGAGTAAAAGGAAGTTTAAAGAAAGGTGTTAGAATCGCCAAAGGCAAAGGTATTGTATTTGCTAGAACTCATGTTTTATCATTATTACCTTCTGAATTCGACCGCGATGATCCAGACAATACAATTATAAGCACTGCTCTTGCGGAAAAAGAAGAAGACCCGAATAAAAAGGTTATAGTTGTCACTCGGGACATTAATATGAGAATTAAATGCGATGCGCTTGGATTGCCATCTGAAGATTATCAAGCGGATCAAGCTGTAACTGATAGTGAACTATTATATTCTGGATTTGTCAAATATCTTGTTGATGATCAAACAATAAATCAGTTTTACGATGGCGAACCTGTTTATGCTGTAGAAGATGATATTAAACTATTTCCTAATCAGTTTGTAATGTTGGTATCAAACGCAAATGATAAAAAAACAGCTTTATCTAAATTTCTCAGCTATGTGGAACCGCTAAGGAAAATAATAGAATATAAGAATGTTTGGGGGGTCAAGCCTAGAAATAAAGAACAAAGTTTTGCACTGGATTTATTAATGGACTTTAAAGTTCCAATTGTATCTTTAGTGGGCAAAGCTGGCTCTGGAAAGACTTTATGTGCTGTTGCAGCTGGTTTACAACAAACTATTGAAGATGATTCAGAGGCACAGTATAAAAGAATTATAGTTTCTAGACCTATACAGCCGATGGGAAAAGATATCGGATATCTTCCGGGTACTATAGAAGAGAAAATGAGTCCATGGTTAGCCCCAATTCAGGATAATTTAGAATTTTTAATGGGAGATAAAAAAACACTTGATATGTATATTGACGAAGGGACAATCGAAGTTGAAGCGTTAACTTATATTCGTGGAAGATCGATAGCCAACGCTTTCATTGTAATAGACGAAGCACAACAATTAACAAAACATGAAATAAAGACTATACTTACAAGAGTAGGTGAAGGAACAAAAATCGTGTTTACTGGAGACATTGAACAAATTGATAACGTATATGTCGATGAAACTTCGAATGGGCTTACTTTTATAGTTGAGAAATTTAAAGAGCACGATGTCGCAGGACATGTCATACTAAAGAAAGGCGAAAGATCGAAGGTCGCTACTTTAGCTGCTAAAATATTATAATTAATGAGGTTAAAAAATGGATATAGAGCATGAAGATAAGATTTACCACAACCCTCTGTTGAAAGAGCATGTTTCGGCTGAAACAGAGGTTAAAAGTTGGTTAGTTGAATATGTAGGCAATAAACGTGAGCCAGAAGATACTAATGTAACTGTTGAAATGATTGTTGAAACAGTTGCTGAAGAGTTCCCTGAGTTTTTGATGGTCGTGGCTGAAGAAAATTATATGCGTGGCTATGAACAAGCTTTAAATGATGTAGAGAACTACAATCAAGTCGTTAAGAAGCAAGACCAAACTTTGACTGAGCCGGCTAATACAGATGATGACAAATAGAAGGAATATAAGTTCATATCTTAAAGAATCTCATTCCAATGCTATTAAAAATCGAGATCATCTGAGTATCTTCAACGGGAAAGTACAAGTTTTTATAAAAGAAGCGCTTCCTGAGGAAATTGATATTGCAGCTGCGTTCAGAAGTCTCGAGAAATTAATTCCTGGTCACTTATTTTACAATGTGGATATTATTATTGTGGGAGAACTTGAAGAATTTGCAGAACGTAATACAAATGCCCTGTATCAAGACGGAGCTATATATGTATCAAGCAAGCAAGACAGTGTTAAAGACATGTTAGATGACATTATTCACGAATTAGCGCATTCTATAGAAGAATATGCGCAAGAAGAGATATATGGCGATTCATTATTAGAAAAAGAGTTTTTAGGAAAAAGAAAAAGATTACTTGACATTTTAGAACAAGAAGGATATAATATAGAAGATGACTTTTTAAATACAGAGTACTCTGAAAATTTTGATGAGTTCCTTTATAAAGATGTAGGTTATCCAACTCTAGTATCATTGACAATGGGTTTATTTGTTTCTCCATATGCCGCAACTTCGTTAAGAGAATATTTTGCAAACGGGTTTGAAGATTATTTTCTTAACGATAAGCAATACTTAGGAAAAATAAGTCCTTATCTATTTAATAAAATACAATATATTGTAGAAGGAGATTAAAATGGATGAAATTACTTTAGAAAAATTAAAAAAAGCTAAAATAGTGGTTAATGAAGAAGAAAAGGTGATAGAAGTATTTTTAAATGCTGGTACCGATGGCGAAGTTCCGTTAAAGAAAAGCCCGAACAAAGGCGCGACCAGTTCTATTAACTCTAATTTTCGAAAATGGAGAGAAGGTACCATTAGAAGATATCTTAAAAGAAATGGCTATAAGTATGGACCATGTCTCGAAGGCCTCAACACCGTGATCACAAACACGGCAAACAATAATGAAGGGTACTGGAAATTTGAATTACGTACTGTAAAAAGTGTTGTAGAAAATGTCACAGCCAAAAAACAGGATAACAAAAATGAAACCACAGAAACCACAAAACCTAAAACAAGAAACCCAAGAAAAAGAAGAGCCAAAAAATAAAGTTCCTCATGTGTCCTTTTCGGAACTAAAAAACTGGCAGCGATGCCCGTTTTACCACAAACTAACTTATATTGATGGAAATAAGCTTTTTAAGGGCAATGAATATACAGCGTTTGGTTCCGCTATACATAGTGTTTGTGAAAAGCTGGTTTTAGAGGACGACTTGAATCCGCACGAATATTTTAAACATATATTTTCAGAAAATCTGAAAGATCTTTTAAGAGAAAAGGTTGAGTTGAAAAACGATATAGTAAATCCCATGGAAAAGCAAGGACTAGGTCTGATAAATCATATTAAGCCAGCCCTTGGAGAATATTTTAAGA